CGGAGAGGACATTGTTGCTGCCGGAGCCGCAATACCAATCAGACGACCCATAGTGCGAGCCGTAGACAGCAGACGGGTTTCGTCAGCCTGGTTCGCGTATGCGATCAGATCGTGTTGGGTAGTCCAGAGCTTCTCAGGAATGTCGCCTTTGTAGACTTTACGTTTCGGGGATACGTCATACTTGGTGTCACGACCGGAACCGGTACGCTTAATCAGGAACGCATAGCCTTCTTCTTTGCTCAGTGGGTTGCCGATATCATCAGCAATATCTTCGGACATCACTTTGCAGATATCGTCGAAGACCGTAGACGGCAGCTCAATCAACTGGCATTTCTCTGCGTCTGCAAAGTCTTCTCGCGCAGACAGAACACCATTGACCAGATAACGCGGTGTAGCACGCATACTGTTAATGCGCTCTTCCATCGCTTTGTTGCCCTTAAAGCGAGCACGACCTTCCATAACCATCTCACACAGCTGGCAAGCGTGGCCGTGGGTGTGCTGTTCGCAGATGTAGGCGGTGGTTACATCTTTGCCTTCCTCATTCTGATGCTTAACGTAGTGCATACCGAAAGTCTGGAAGAACACACCATTCGGGTCGTCCTTGTTCGGAAAAATGCGCAGATAGTTATTGCCGTCTTTCAGACGGGTCAAATCAACGTTATTGCCACGTTTAGAAGCAATATCGCCACGGGTCTTGTTAAGCAGATCAAGTAATGACTTAGACATGTATTTCTCCTTTTTGTGATTGTGGCCATTGGCGCTATGCGCGTTGGGCATTCGTTTATTCGTGGCTCTTTCGAGCGAGAAGGATAATAGATCAGTACTTACTTATCATCTAGGATAAATTAACGGGGCGAGTGGAAACGTTCGGCGCCCAAGCGTTCAATCTCCACGATAGCCATTTTGGACGCCTGGACAATCATGTCACGGCGGTGAGAGAAGGCGGTTACAGCGTGCTTGTATAGATCTGCAATGTGCCGGGCATCATCGAGTTTCTGGCGCTTTGCGAGGTATTGCGGGTTGGTTCTAACCTTCGCCTCCAGTACGGATTCATTGAACTTAATGCCGTTCATACTCAGGTTCTTACGCTCATTGTCGTAGATTTTTGCCTCAATCGCATCGAGGGAGAGTTTTGCATCTGCGACCTCGCGTTCTGCCCGCGCCAGCTTAGAGCCGTACTCCATCAACAGGCGCGGTTGCTGACGCCAGACTTCCTCAAGATTGTCGCGGTCGAACTCCAGATCGGACATGATTTTTTCGTAGATATCTGCACTCATTTTGATAGGTTCCAGCTTATTTCTATATATCAATTTTACCATGAAAGAAATGAAGGATGGAGCTTATAGAAGGAAGAAGTTAGGGGGTGGGGTCGGTAAGTTGATGAAAACAGGGAGTGTTCTGATAATCTATAGCCGTTTTCTGCGGCCGTAGACGTCAGAAAATAGACAGTGTTGACACGCGCTCACACTATACCTATCATAATGACATCGGAGGAAAATGAAATCACATCCGAATAAGCATATTCAAGAGGCCATTGAATACGCGTTGAGTAAAGGCTGGGTTTGGGTTCCAGCAGGTAAGTCAGCACATTGCTTCTGCAAGCTGCGCTGCGGCGATAAATCAGGTGAACATACAAGTCACCACAGAAGTGTATGGTCGACTCCAGATGTACCGGAGCACCATGCCACGCAAATCAGGCAAGCGGTCGACCAGTGTGGTCGCATCAAAAACCAGATGAGCAAAAAATAGTAGTTAGTGGCGGTTTTGGCCGCCATTTGTTCCAAAGGTACATTAATACTTCACTTTAGATAAAGAGGTTTTATGGCGCTTTATAACTTCACTCTGACTCTCTCAGGCGTAACCTATGAGACCGAAGGATTGGAAGATGCGCTGTACGAAAGCGGCTGTGGCGATGCGATTGTTTGCGCATATGGAAACTCCGTCTATGTTGAGTTCGACCGCGAAGCCAAATCGCTGGATGCAGCCATTGCATCAGCGGTCGACAATATCGAATCTGCCGGTATCGGCGCGATTGTAGAATCAGTCGACTCGGCCTTAGTTGGCCTGAGCGATGTAGCTGAAATGACGGGCATGTCCCGACAAGCAATTACCATGCTTAAAGATGGGCTTCGTGGTGGTGGCGACTTCCCTTGCCCTATCCAGAGAATCCAGGGACAGTCCCCGCTATGGGATTGGGCTGATGTGGCGAACTGGCTTGAAGCCAATGGACGCCTTAAAGAAAACGCAGAGCTGGCACACAATGCTCGCGTATTAAGTAAGTGGAATTTGGCCCTTCGCAATAGCGTCTCAAAAGACTTTGTTGAGATTGAACATATCGCTTCTTCACTTATCGCACGTCGACGTCATCACGCCGAATGCGCATGAAAAAACCCGCCGATTGGCGGGTTTTTGCTTTATGCGACTTTCTTACCAAAAATGTTGGATAGCGTGACTCTGGTCTGGCGTTTCAGCCTGTACTGTCTCACATCGCCAATCTTGTTCACTTCCATAAACTCTTTGGCCACCTTCAGCACCAGCCGATTGCGGAACACTTTGAACGCCTCCAGCTGTTCCTCTGGGTTATCCGATTCGTAAATCTCCAGCAGATACTGGCACGCCTTCGGATCTTGCGTTTTAAGCGCCAGCGCTCTGGCACATTTACGCAGACGACTGACTTTATCGGCACCATCCAGCCCGGCGAACGCCAGCGCCAGATCTAACGTGACCGGGCAGTCGATGATTTCCCAGAACTGCGACCGCATGGTGGCTGCAACTGCTTTATCCTGAAAATCCGCTGGGATAGCCGCCAGCGCTTGTGCAATCTTCTGTGCTTCGTTCATGGTGTTCTCTTTATTCATTTGCTAATTGTCTCCGCTACCTCTGCCAGAATTGCTTCCAGCTTTTCGCCTTCCTCTGGGCGAAAGTACAAAATGTTCGGGTTAAATCCGTAGAAAACGGTCACATCCAGCTCTGGCAGATACTCTTTGCGTCCAACCAGGTCGGATGGTTTGCTCTTGTTGTTGAAGAGTGACGTCGCCCGGCTGCCACACGTCAGCACATAGGTCGGACGCACCAGATTGATCTCTTCACGCATAAAGTCGGTGAACTGGCCTATCTCGTCTTTGGTGTAGTCCTTCTCTTTGTCCTTCACCTTTTTGCACACGCCGGTGACGTAGAGATCTCCCATGCGCAAATCGCCTGCAGTAAGCAACTTCGCCTTAAAGTCGTCGTAGCCGTTCTCCATGAAGTAGCCAGTACGCCCATCATTGCCGTTCGCGTTGTCCAGAATGACCATGATTTTCGGCTTAATGCCAATGCTTGGGCGTATCAGGTCGTCTCCCAGACCCATTTCAGCCGCCATGCGTGTCATCAGTACATTCACTTCGGCAGAGCGTTTAGGGTTCATCTCGAACGGTCGAGAGGCTTTTACAGCGTCGATCACCAGATTGCCCATCAATTCAGCCTGGTCGCGCAGCCGTTCCGGATCTGTCGCTGGCAGACTGCCAGGCTCAATCGATGCGAACGCACCTACTTTTTGCAGTGACTCGCGTACCCGGCTGTTACACGCACACGCACGCTTCTCGACCGCTTCCTCAAATTGCTCAAGTGACTCGAATTTGCCGCCAACTTTCTCACGCGCTCTCATGATGGCCTGGCAACCATTCTCAGAGCAGCCTTTTACAGCAGAGAATGGCGCATACAGAACCTGGCTGCCGTCTTCCAGCGTGCGGATCTCAATTCGGTTAGATGACACGTTAACGTCTGGTGGCAATACGTGAATGCCATAGGTCAGCGCATCCTTAACCAGCCCCTGGTGCTTATCCTCGCCCAGAATGGTGAGCGCAGCAGCGAAAAACTCAGCAGGGTAATGTGTCTTTAACCACATAGACTGATAGCTGATCAGCGAGTAGGCAACGGGATGTGATTTGTTGAACTGATACGCACCGTTCTTCTCGAAGGCATCCCAGATCTCCTTAGCTTTCGTCTCAGACAAGCCCGGTTGTGACCCTGTAACGCGTACAGCAGCCATCGGCAATTTCACACCTGCCTCCAGCGCTTCTTCGACCGTCCGCAGTGCGCCGTCCTCACATTTGAAGTGTTCCGCGCGGTGAATACGCTGCGTGGTGCCGTCTTCCATCTCAACGTCGATCCAACCAGCTTGAGCCTGAACGACGAACTTCTCGCCCATGCTCTTCATCTTTTCCATATCCTTTTTACCGATCGCTTTACGTACACCATCTGCTTCGGCCATCGTGAAACCGGCCAGCAATCGTGTCGCGTTCATCGTCTGTTCCTGATACAGAATCACGCCGTTGGTTTCCGCGGTAAGCTCGTCCAGTACCGGGTGCAGCGACTGTGGAGCCATGAAGCCTTTGGCCACGGAGACATAGTCGTCCAACATGCCGGATTGAATCGGGCCAGGTCGGAAGAGTGCGGTCGTGGCGACAACGGTTTTGAAGCTCATTGGCTCGATGCCACCGCCCAGATCTTTAAGCAGCTTGCGCATGGGACCGGACTCCAGCTGGAATACGCCCTGCGTGTACCCTGCAGCGAACCCATCCAGAACCTTACGATCGTCCAGTGGGATAGCATCGAGATTGATGTCTTCCCCGGTACTCTCTTTGATGTAGCGTTTCGCGCTATCCAACAGATCGAGCGTTGCCAGACCGAGAACGTCCAGCTTAATCAGCCCCATCGCCTCGCAGTAACGTTTATCGAATGCAATACAGCGAGCATTGCCACGCAGCTCGACGGGCGTGCGCTCTACCAGTGGAACGCCAGCGACGATCATCCCCGCAGCGTGGCGACCAAAACCACGCATCAGGCTTTGCAGCTTACACGCCGCTTTGAACGCTTCCGGGTATTTCGTGGCGTATTTGTCCAGGCTGGCCAGTTGCTCGCGCAGCTCTTCCAGCGACAGGCTATCGTCCTCCAGATTCTTGAACTCTTTGGATACCGCCATATCCGCAGCATCGACACCGTAAATACGTGCGGTGTCACGCAGCGCAGAAGCCGCGCCCAGATAGGTGAAGTTCGGAATACCGGCAACGTAATCTTCGCCATAGCGTTCATTCAGATACTCGATCACCTCATGGCGACGTGCCTGGCTGAAGTCCAGATCCGCATCCGGTAAGTCGAGACGTTCAGGGTTGATGAAACGCTCAAACAGAAGACCGTGACGGATAGGATCGACGTTGGTTATGCCGATGCACCACGCCACCAGAGAACCGGCAGAGGAACCACGACCTGGCCCGACAGGAATGCCAGTTTCACGGCTGTGATTCATCAGGTCGCGCACCATCAGGAAGTAGCCACAGAAGCCCAGACGGGTCAGCGTGTCCATTTCGTACTTCAGACGATCAACATACACGCGGTGCTCAGAAGCCGGTGGTGTGTAGCCAAACTCTTTGGTAGTAAGACGCTTGCGCAGCCCCGCGACAGCCAGCTTCATCAGCGTTGCAGGCTCGTCGTCTGCCATCTTGGGCAGTGCTGGTGGCAATTCATGCCAGCGCCATGTGCAGGCTTCGATAATGGTGTCCTGCGTTGTTGAGGCCATTGCAGCTGTTACCGGTACATCCATGCGAACGGAGAAGGCTTTCAGCGCTTCAAGGAGATGGCGGCGACCATTAACGGCGTTATCTCGCTGGTGGGGAATACGCAGACGATGCGGCTGGTCGATTTTGATGTTGTTCGTAACCATGTGCGCAATGTCTTTAATGTCAGCGTCGTCGACCGCTTCGTAATAAGCGGGATAGAACGCCACTGGCTCTATTTTCAGTGCGCTCGCTACTTTCATCGCCCGGACGTTAATCTGGTCGTAGAATGGGGTAGGGTGCGGATAAACCACGCTGTAGAAGTTATCGCGTCCTCCAGCTGTGACCAGCGTCCCGATAATCTTTGCGAAGTCCCGGCGCTGGAATACACTGCCAATGTCGGACGTCAGCAGGATGATGTTGCCTTTGGCATACGCGGCCGCCAGTTGGTCGAGCGCCAGACGCGGGACAAAGTAGAATTGCTCGCGCTTGTTCGCTAAGGTCATCAGTTCGCACACGTCGCGATAACCTTGCTCATTCTTTATCAGTGCCGTGAAGCAGTAGCTGCGATCACGCACCAATGATTCCATACATCTCTCTGATTCTTTCGCAAGGCGGGCGCGGTGCTCGTATGTCGGATCGTCGACCACATTCAGCTTAACACCACAAATAACCGCCATATCGTCGCCAGCGGCACGCTGCAGGGGAATCACACTGGCAATGTTCATGCTGTCAGCGGAAATGACAGCAGTGTAGCCAGCGTCTCTCGCGATTTTCACCGCGTTTTCTGCTTTTAGAGCTGACTCTCCCAGGGAGAAGTCAGTTCTGACCATCAGAGCCTTCATGTGTTTTTACCTTTCTGGTTTTCTTGATTTTGTCATTGGGGAAGCCAACGAACTTCCCATACATCGAAATCGCAACCTCTTTGGCTGACTGGTGGCACTCGGACCTATCCGGACACGCCAGACAAGCCCGGCCAGTTTCAGACGCTGCGATAAGAGAGCCGAAACATCCTTTACGCACGATTAACCGAAGATCTTCTGAACCACTTCACGCGCTGCCTGTGCAGACGTGGATGGAAGTTTATTGATAAATGACTTTTCGATGCCGGCAGAGAAATCACCGCGCATCATTCCGATTTTTGCGGATAGCAGCAGCTCGCGAGGACCGATTGGCTGGCTGATCAGATGCTGCTCATAACCTTCACGGACAAGGTTCGCGAATTTCACCATCTTCTCGGCGTATTCGCGGATGACGCCAGCCTCAGCCAGCATGTTGACTTCAGCCTTAGTGCTCATGTACTTCACGTTCGAAACAATGCCGAAGCGCGAGAAGTTCGCCGCGTTCTGGATGTTCGTACCTTGATAGAGACCCGTTTCGTCGCCAGAGCCGTTAGTGTTGCCAGTGCCAATGAAGGCAAAGCGTTTATGCGGAGTGATACGGCGCCAGTCCGGAGTTGCCTCTTTGATGATCAGCGGTTCTCCTTCAAGAACTGGCTGGTACACACCCAGAATCTGCGGGAACGCGAAGTCATATTCATCAGCTAGGTACACCCAGCCATTTTTCATCGCCAGCGCCAGCAAACCCGGCTCGAAGTAGGTGGAGCCATCGCGAGCGAGGATCTGGCCTGTAACGTGTGCTTCTTCCATAGACGCCGTATGCTGGGCGCGGATCAATGGTCGATTCAGCAGGGCGCATAGCTGCGTAGGAAGAGAAGATTTACCGGTTCCTGCATGACCCCAGAGATAGCCTGGGATTCCGATTTCCAGCATCATGAAGATGTCTTTAATCAGGTCAAAGTCGCCATACACATAGTTCTTCTTCGCTTCAGGCACGAACTCCGGATAGGGTGTGTTGACGTTAACCGTCACCTGTAGTGGTTTTCCGCGTGGCGTTCCCAGCTCTTTGATCGTTACGCCAAGCAGCTCGTGCGCGGCCACCAGTTCGGTCTTGTATTCGACCGTTCCTGCGTAGCCCGGATGTGCGCTAATCTCCGCTACTTTTCCTTCTCCTGAATGTCTTTCGGCACGCTTCTCATTGAGTTTGACCAGTGCCGTGCGAGAGATCGTTGGTTCATCTGGAAACGCAGAGGTGTACATTTTCACCACTTCGTCCACGTCCAGACCCTTCGCGGACTCAGGAATGTTCTCGCAACGGCCCATAGAGATATGGGATTTCAGGTAATGAAAAGATTTGCCACACCACTTGCAGACGATGGCTTCCGGCAAATGTTCTTCTTGCTGTAGTGCAGTAGCGGTCATGTGTTTTTCCTTACTGTTTGTCGTTCGTGGGGTATATCTTATATAAATATATTAGACTGTATAGTAAGTAATTACTTATTTTTAAGGGTGAAGTTCTTACCCAAGAATGATACGAGATAGCTCAGTGACGACTGACGGCCCTAACTCTTCTACGCTGTTAACCAGTGCGTAATTTTTGTAGTAGCGTCGTGGTGCGTCAGTCAGAACACCGATAGCCATCAAATCGATGTCACTTAACGTCTCAATTTCTTTGGTGACGGTTCGCAAATGCTCATGGAACCCATCGCCTGCAGCACATGGTGCCCCGTCGCTCATAACCAGCATGATTTTTTTGTCCTCCATTCGCCCTGCAAACAGAGTGGCCAGCTGCGCGACGCTCTCACCATCGACGTTATTGAGCAGGGGGAACGTCTCACATACGCAGCCCATGCGGGCGCGGATCTCTGGTGAGTTAGCTTTCTCATTCCAGTTTTTGATAATGGGCAGCATGAGCGCCTCGAAACGTGTAAACCCGCGCTTCGACATGGTTTCATAATCTGGGCTACCAAACGTTGTAAAGCCGGTGATGATGTTAGGCACATTGATACGATCCAGAGCATCCGCAATGGTGTAGGCGCTGGCGAGTGCCAGTTGAATCTTCCTGCCGCCCATTGAGCCGGACAAGTCGATCACCTGCTGGACGCACGCGTTCACCGCTCTGTGGTCTTCTTTCTTGCGGAACACGCGGTCGTCGTTCATTGCCAGACGATACAGGTTCGCGCCATGTATCCGCCCACGTCTCTGACCCGGTATGAACTGAACTCGGTTGCGGCTGGCGATAGCTCGCTCCAGGTCTTTGGCCAGAGTCGAAGAAACGCCGGCAGACAGATGTTTTTCGATTTTCAGTTCAAAGAGTTTTCTGCCTTCCGGAACCATGCGGTAGCGATCGACAGGTGAGTGCATTGGGATTGCGCCGAATGTCTTTCTGGTGCGTTTTACATGCTCTTCAGCCTCATCAATCAACCCGATAAAGTCGTATGAACGATCGTATGGGCGATACTCAGAAAGTGAGGCGCTCATAAGCTCTTTGCTGATGGTGGCCGACAGTGCGTCTTCGGTCATTTCGTCTGTTCCTTCTTCCATCTCGTCGAGCGCCTTGAGTGCGTCCTCCAGAGTCATTTCATCCGGCGCAGGAACAAAGCCTGACTCACTGTCTTCAGGCGCTTCCGCGGCATCCTCATTTTCCTTGCCTTCGCCGTCAGTGTGATCGGCGACGTCCTCTTCGCCTTCGTCTTCTCCTTCGGACTCCTCACGACCGGCATCGGAGTCTTCGCCGTTATCACTATCCCCATCGCCAGCGGCGCCAGAGCCATAACCATCGGAGTCATCGGCGTCTTCGCGAATGCCATCACCAGGCGTTGGAGCGCCAGTGCCATCACTACCACCTTCGTCGTCAGAATCACCTGATTCCATGCCGGCATCATCGGATTCTGGGGTGTCTCCTGACTCATCTTCGCCTGCTTCTGTATATTTACTTTCTGTATCACTAATTTCTTTATCATGTATAGGTAAGTCCTTATCTAATGAATCAGGCAAATCAGAATCCCCAGAATCTTCCTCTTCTGAGGCATCATCTTCTTGCTCTTCCTTGTCGTCGTCTTCGCCTTTGGTTCGCTTTGGTGCAGATTCACTATGAGACGGATCGTCGCCTGACTCTGGTGTTTCCTCGGACTCGTCTTTGCTCTTAGACGGCTTTTTGGCAGATGATTTAAGCTCAGGTAATTTGCCCTCTGGCTTGTCTTTCATATCCTGCATGATTTGGGCGATAGCAGCTG